AAATATTTCTACATTGCGTTTTTCAAAAGGCAATCCACAATGACTTAGATTTCTTACACCTCTACCTATAATTTGTTCAATGCGGTTCATATTATACCATGGTTCTAATACGTGTACTTGTCTTATATTTTTCAAATCTACACCTTCACCTGCTGCCTTAGAAATTAATACAACTTTCACTTTTTTACCATCTCTATTTTCAATATTATTAATATATTTAATATCTTCATCATTATTTGGCGAAAATGTTTTATCTCCAGTAATCATTACGTATTTAGCTGGATTAAACTCATCTGTAGTTTCAGTTTTAGGTAGCATGGTGATAGAATCAATCGGTTCGGCTGGATTTTTTAATAGTGGTTTTGTGTATTTTTCTGTTCCAAAACGAGTGAAACCCATTTCTTCTAATGCTAATGCGACAGGAACAAGTCCACCATCAATATATTGAGAATATATTAATATTATACCTTCTGACTTACGAATTATATCACATATATTTGCAATTTTTGCGCTATATTTTGGTAATTCTTCTGGACTAAATATACGACCGTATGTATCATTACGATATTGGAAATTATACCGTTGTGGGTTATCCGATTTCATTTCTTCTTTATAAGACATTATTCTAGATAATCCACGAATTCCGGTCATATTTGATATTATATAGTCTTCTTGTTCTATTTCATACACTTCAGATGGATTGAATCCTTCGTCCGGATAAACAATATTTAATGATTCGATCGGTGTTTGCAATAAAGTATATCCAAATGAATCCATCTCTTCAAAAGCGGGCATATCTCGCTCTGCACCAAACTTATTAAATGTATCATATGAACGTTTGCGCATATTATTAATTATAAAGTCATAGCCTATGCGTTGGTATTCGCCAATTGAATTTAAATATACAGGAACGTGCTTTAGTTGTTTGTCTTCTTCAATTGTTTTTTTATTCATTTGAACCGATGGATACACAAAATCAATTGGAAGCTCCGGATAAACTCTATATGGGAAAGTATATGGATTTTCGCCACGAATATAGGATACATATCCTGTCAATTTACGTCTTAATAATTCTTTACCAGTTTCTTCGCCATCTTCTTTAAAATTACCATTTTTATCAAATATATCAGATATTTTTATAATGCTTCGTTTATCATTTAAGTTCATTAAATTGATTAGCCATATTATTTCTTCATAAGAGTTATACATTGGCGTAGCGGATAATAACAACAATCGCATATTTTCAGTATACTTTGCTACATCCATTAATAATTCAGCTGACTTTCTGTTTTTATTTTCATTGGTTATGCGAATATTATGAACTTCATCAATAATAATAAGACGGTTATTGAAAACATTTTTTATTTTTTGTATTTTCATTTTATTTCGTTCTTCTTTTGAATATCCGATACCTTTCACTTCGATTGAGTCGCTTATATAGTTTGCGAATTTTGTATATCCCATAAAAACATAATATGTTTTTATAAGTGTTTTAATTTGGCTTATTATCTTTTCTCTTGGTATATCTTTTATAGCAGTTGGATTTATCTCATTCAATAAAGAACTACCTACACATGATTGTATATTCCATAATCCGTTTTCTTTTTTTAATTTGCGTTCATCAAATAATTGTAATCTGAAATTATCTTGAACGTTGGGAGATGCAATGATCATTATTGCTTTACGCATACCAACTTGTTTCATATAATTTCGCATTTCTTCGGCTACTCCAATTGCAGTGCACGTTTTACCTGTTCCTAACCCATGATATAATAATAAACTATTATATGGTGTTTGAAATGATAAGAAATTTTTTACAAATAACTGATGAGGCATTAATTCAAAATCAGCATTACATAAAATATTCGCTTGTTTTTTGATATCATATATATTACCATCATATTGACTATCATAGAACTCTTTTCTTCGTGCAATTTTAATATTAAATTCCGGATCATCTAATTCTGGATATAAAAAATCATAGTCATTCGAATCATATTGAGTTTTTTCTGTTAAGGTTTCTGATATGGGTTCTTGAGGTGGTTCTTGAGGTGGTTCTTGAGGTGGTTCTTGAGGTGGTTCTTGAGGTGGTTCTTGCGGTGGCTCTTGGGGTATTTCTTGAGGTATTTCTTGAGGTGGTTCTTGCGGTGGCTCTTGGGGTATTTCTTGAGGTGGTTCTTGAGGTGGTTCTATAATTACTAATTTTGGTTTACGTTTTAATACTTTAACAGTAGGTTGTTGTGCTATTGTTTGAATAACTTCATCCGGTTTAATTAATTTTATTTTTTTGGTAGTATTTTTTTTCTCTTTATGTTTATCGTCATATATTTTAATAGGAGCGTAATCTGCATATTCTTCAAATTGTTGATCTGTAAGTAATTCTCGCATACCCAAAGGCATTAATCGACCATTTTCAACATCTGGATCTTTTAATAATTGATATGGTTTCAACAAAAAATATGCGTTTTTACTAGGATTCCATTTATGATATTTTGGACCCTTTGCCCTCTTCTTTGTTTTATTATTTTCATTACTTGACATTATTTATTGTATTGTATAACTATACAATAAATATAGAAAACAAAATATAAAAATCAGCAATAAGAAATAAAATTTCTAGATAAACATTTATCTATATTTGAAATTAACTTTATTTTTTCTAAATTATATGGACGAATACATTCAATGCATTCATCAATTGTTTTCCATTCCATTTTACTAACTTCTGATTTTTGAAAATTTGATTCATCCAATGTATCTTTATAGTTCATGTACATTAAGAAATATTTATGCTTATATGATTTATAGTTAGAACCAGTAAAGTTTTCTTCAAACGGTAAAACGTTTTGTATATTGTTCAAATGATTAAATGCATAACCGGTCTCTTCACAAAATTCGCGAACCGCGCAATTATAATCTTTTTCTTGATTATTTCGACGACCTTTTGGAAACCCCCATTCAGGTTCATCCCATGTATCATACTCCAATGATTCGTCAATTAATGATGAAAGTGTATAATAATCATGTTTATTTGATACTCCATTTTGAAGAGACGTGAACTTATCTCTAGATATAACTTCTTCGCCTTTATACATTCCACCTACACCACTTCCCCATATCTCTTTCCATAATGTTTGAAAACTTTCTGTTCTCAATTTTTGTTTTTCTTCATGAGTCATTTGTTTTAGCATATTCATTATAAAATTTTTATTTTGAACATAATACTTACCTCGCATAAAATCGATATATCCTAAACTCTCTTTGCGTCTTATCATCAAATATTGTATTTTACGTTCTTTGTTATCATTATATATGATGCGAAATGCTATAATGCCAATACTAGTTATTGGCATCTTGCATGTACTAAATAAATGTCCTGGTTTTCCACAATTATTACAATAATTTTTTTCCATATTACGAATAAACTATAAATAAATAATAACAAACTTCTATATAGTTTTATCGATGAATACAATGCGAAATTTTAATGCAGATATATGGGGTCCTCATTATTGGTTTTTCTTACATACTATAGCTTATTCTTATCCAGATACACCAAACACCATAACAAAACGAAAATATTACGATTTAATACAAAATATGCCTCTTTTTATACCAACTCCTGAAATTGGAAATGAATTTAGTAAATTATTGGATAAATATCCAGTAAGTCCTTATTTAGATAATCGCGATTCGTTTATCCGTTGGGTACATTTTATGCATAACAAGATAAATATAATGTTAGGAAAAGAAGAGATATCATTATTTGAAGCAAATGATCGATATAAAGCAAAATATAAACCAAAACCAGTACTATTAAGTGAAAGATTACATGTAAAAAAATATCATATTTATATTACATTAACCCTTATCTTTTTATTTTTAATATACATATATTCGGATAGGTAAATATCTACAATTATTATAGATTATATTATATCATCCATAAATGAGACTAGAACTTTGGATATTTATAATTACTGCATTAGTTATTGCAAATATATACACAGACGGTAAATACTTAAAATTAGCATTATCTTGGAAAAAATATTATCAAATGATAGGTATAGCATTTATAGGGTATGCATTATGTTGGTTAATGCGTAAAAACCCAACAAGAGCAAAAGAAATGTTAATATCATCCAACGAATATTTAAAATATTTACCAGTAGATAAAGCTACAAGTAGTTTTATTTCTCCTATATTAGATTTTACTACACGCCAAGAATTTGGAAGACAAATGGGAGGTGGAGTGATTCCAGGAGGCCGCCCAGACGCACAAACACAATATCAATCACGCATTATGAAATCCGGTGCAAATTCAACGAAACGTTCAGTCAGTGAAACAAAGAAAAAATTTGTAGCGGCTAGACAAAATTGGCATTGTGGTGATTGTAAAAAACAACTACCTGCGTGGTTTGAAGTCGATCATACGGTTCGTTTAGAAAACGGAGGAAGTAATCATGTTGACAATTTAGTAGCATTATGTAGAGATTGTCATGGAAAAAAAACAGCTATAGAAAATTTATAAAACGATTATATGATTATTATATGGTTCTATTATATATTTTTATATAATAGAATATAGAATGTCATCAATTCTATCAAGCCCTATATTAGAAAAAATAACTAATGTTAAAAATACGATTATATCATATGCTTCAGGTGAAACTACAATTACTTCAGAATTAAAAAGATGTGTTCTTGTATATGGTTTAATTATATTTTTCACGTTATTAACAGCGATTTCTTTGTATTACGTATCCACCGATAATAATATAGTAAATTCTGAAAAATACATTTACGCATTTATAACATTTATACCATTGATATTATTAATCGTCGCAGCTTTTTTCATTTTTAACAAAAATATCAAATTATTTAATCTTATAGCTGGATTATCGATAGTTGGTATTGTTTTTATTTTTTGTTATTATTTTAACAAAATATTAAGCTTTG